TTGTAGAAGCCGGTCAGAGGTTTGCCACAATCACCGACATGAAGGTGGGTGATGGCAATCAACAAGCGGCGGTTGGCACGACGATAGCGATGATTGAGCAGGGCTCGCGGGTTATGAGTGCTGTTCATAAAAGATTACATTATGCGATGCGGATTGAATTTAAGATTCTCGCTAGGGTGATGAGCGAGAGTTTGCCGCAGGAATATCCGTATGCTGTTGCTGGTGAGGACTCCTCGGTAATGGCTGCGGACTTTGATGATCGTGTAGATGTTGTTCCGATCAGTAATCCGAATGCTTTCAGTCAGTCGCAGCGCATTATGTTAGCGCAGTCAAAATTACAACTTGCTATGCAAGCCCCTGAAATTCATAATATGCATGAAGTGTATCGTGATATGTATGAGGCGATGGGGGTTACTGACGCTGATCGGATCATGAAGGCTTTGCCTGATCCACGGCCCACGGACCCTGCACAGGAGAACATAAACGCTCTTGATATGCTGGAGTTAGAGGCTTTTGAGGGTCAGGATCATCAGGCGCACATTACTGCGCATTTGATCTTTGGTGCATCTCCTATGGTAGCGCAAATGGCACCGGTTGCGGTTTCGTTACAAAAACATATTATGCAACACGTTAAATTAGCTGCACGGGAGCAAGCTGCTGTGACGTATATACAAGAAGTTGCAAAACGTGATGGAGAGGTTCTGACGGAAGAGCAGATGCTTGAGGTTGAAGCAATGACGGCTAAGTTTGTTGCGGAAGGTATGCAGCAAGTCAAAGAACTGTCGAAGCAGATTGTAAGTGGTGGAGAACAACAAGGGCCGGATCCGTTAATTGCTTTGAAGGAGCAAGAGTTGCAGTTGCGGGCACAAGCGAATCAAGCAGATGCGCAGCTTGATTCTCGTAAGGTTGACTTGGATGCGCAAGCTCTTGCAATGCGTAATCGTCAGTTTGGAGAGCGGATTGCCGCGCAGGAACGACAGACCGCAGCACGTATTGATGCTGCGAGGGAACGTGAGATTCTTAAACAACAGGGTGGTTGATATGGCGAGTAAAGTAAAGATTGTTACAAACAAGCCGGGACCTGCTCCGAAAGCGGTTGAAGTTGGCAAGCTTCAGGATGTCAAGGTGCCGGAAACGTTGACGAAAATGACGGCAAGAGGTATGGGCGCTGCTGTGAAAGGCGGTTCTTACATGGGTTATAAGTAGGTTTAGATATGGAAATTCCATCAAGACTTGATTTCACCACCAGCGGTATGAAGGGATCGTTTAATTTTGATGCCGAGGGTTATCAAGCTGCGATGGATAATTACATTGATTTTTTAAATGATCCCGGTAATTCGTTGTTTCGTCTTGCAAAACCGAAGCTAAGTGATTTTAAAAAAAGACAATTGTTCCGTGGTGGTCAGATTATTTTTGACACAGAAGCTTATAAAGACGCGTTACAAAGATACGAAGAGCGAGAGGAAAAACAAGAATCGAGTGGTGGACCTGATTTTGAAGTGGGTGGTGTCGGTGGATCTGATTTTGAAGTGAGTAGTGATGTAGGGTCTACACCTCCGGCTAGAGAGGGGTCCATCGACGATTATGAACTTATCCAAGATGAGGATCGGGTTGGTATGCCAGTAATAGGGATTAGACCACCCTATAGGCCACCCGCGCAGGGTTCTGCTCCGGTTAGATCTGACTATGCCAACTACTCTGATTATGAACGTGATTATCAGATGTATGCGGACACTACTCAAGAACGAAATAAATATTTTCGTAGTCCCGAGGGTAGAGCAGATTTTGCAAAGGATATTTCAAAGATGGCTGTGGGCCTTAAAGAGCCAGACCTCGCTTTTGATTTCAATAAAGACGGTAAGATCACTACGGCAGATTCTCTCGCTTTTGTGAAAGGCGCGGGGGATCATCCGGGCATAATGAGCATACAAAAAAAAGAAAAGCCCTTTCAGTCTAAATTTGATCCTAACAAATCGCCGTTTCCTGAGTATGATGCTCCAGTAGGATTCCAAGAAGGTGGAGCGGCCATGCCTCCAGATTCCTTACGAATCTTAAAAATGGCAACTGGACAACTTGAACCAGATCTTGCGTTTGGTGATATAAATCAAGATGGTAAGATAACTTCTGCTGATGCGCTAATGCGACTCAAAATTGATCGCGGTATTCTTGATGACCCACGAGGTCCGGCTCCAGATCCAATTGTCTCTTCTCCATCGCCAATGGAGCCCGCACCACCACCTACTCCGATGCCGGAACCTGCTCCGATGCCGGAACCTGCTCCTATGCCTACTCCGATGCCGGAACCTGCTCCTATGCCTACTCCGATGCCGGAACCTGCTCCTATGCCTACTCCGATGCCGGAACCTGCTCCTATGCCGCAACCAGACCCGGTAGAGGTAAAACCTCCGGTGTACCGAAATCCTTTTGAGTTTGGCAGTGCTAATCCACAACCTATTTTTCCTTCTTTACCGCAGGGTCAAAGCACAGGGAGAAGCTATGGAGGTATAGGGACCCTGCAATCTGCGCCATCTTTTTCAGATAACAAAGGCTCTGCTGTTGATGGTGAAATCGGTTTTGGACCCGCTAGGCCGCCAAGCCCCCCAATGCGGCAACAAGTGGCAAATCCTTTTATGAATCCTTTTATCAATCAATTGAATAATCCGGGTTTAAGCAATCCGGTATCCTTTGCAAATCCTTTTATGCAAGGCATAGGTTCTTTTGTAAAACCCGGTCCTTTTTAACAGGAGGTAATTATGACTGAGTTGAGAATTCCATCGTGGGCAGTAAGTATTGGGGCACCCTTAGTGTTAGCCGCGATTCCAGTTGCTATTGCATGGGGCACCATGCAAGCTCAAGCCGAAGCTACCAATGAAGAGGTTGCAAGAGTTGCCAATGTGGTTGAAAACATGGAAGAGGAAGTCGATTCTAACTCGAAAAGCACAGCGTTAAATGAGCAAGCTATTCAGGCTATAGCCGATTCTCTTGCGAGAAGTGAGGAGATACAGAAAGCCAGTGACGCTAGACTTGCTCACTTAATTCAAATAATGCTTGAACAAAGCAAATAATATGGCAACAAAACCAAAGCAGCCTACCGCGAGAGATGCTATTTTGCAAATTGAGCAGCATGAAAAAGAGTGCTTGCTCAGATATAAAGCAATAGAACAGCAACTTTATTCGGGGTCTAAACGATTTGATAAGTTAGAGGCAATGTTGTGGTCAATATTTCCTTTTATTATTACTGTTGTAGCCGCGTTTAAATGGTTGTAGTGTGCTTGCCGAAATTGCAGCAGCTAATGCCGCCTTCGCTACAATCAAGATGGCTCTCAAAAACGGTAGAGATCTTTACGATTGCGCAAACAGTTGTGCAGATTATTTTACGAACAAGTCTTCAATTGCAAGACGTTCAAAACGAAACGGTAACAAAACACAGTTTCAAGCTTTTATGGAACTGGAGAAGCTTAAAAAACAAGAAGAGTGGATACGTGAGTGGATGATTTATGCTGGAAGACCTGGTTTATACGACGACTGGTTGAAGTTTCAATCAGAGTGTAAAAGGCAAAGAGCCGCAGAACTAAATAAAAGAAGTGCAGAGAGGGCAAGTAACAATCAATTTGTAGCAACCCTAATGAAGTGGACTTTGGGTATTTTGATTGGGTTATCAATAATCTTTTTTGCCATGTGGAGGCTTCTATGAAATATTTAGTTTTAAGCAGCGTAATTTTTAGTATTGGTTGTGCAAGTATATCTGACGAAGATAGCTTGTATTCATCGGTTGAGCCAAGGTCGGGTCAAGTTCTGGTGTGCCAAGGAAGACATCACGATAATATGACTTGTGGGTTTATGGATAGTTACCGATTGCAACAAGATATGAACTTTTATTTTAGAAGGTTCTAATGATATCGAAAAGACTTGAAAAGTTGTCTAAGTATGCGGAGTTCGATCTTGATGGTGATGGTATTGTTACTGACGATGAGCTACAAAAGTCAAAAGACATAACAGAACTTGAGCTTCGAGAAGAGAAAGCAGACAGTCAAAAGCGCATGGCGTGGGTAGCGATGATTTCTATGATTGCCTACCCACTGCTATCTCTTGTTATACCCGAAGAACGATTAAGCACATGGTCTGCAATGAGTGATATGATTTTTCTAAGTCAGGCCAGTGTGATAGGCTTATATTTTGGTGCAACCGCTTACATGGCAAGGAAATAGTATGTTACAAGCATTGATAGGTCCAGCTACTCAAATCCTGGATAAGTTTATTGAAGACAAAGATCAGAAGATGGTCTTGGCCCATGAGATTGCAACGATGGCAGAGCGTCATGCCCAAGAGCTTGCAAAGGGTCAGCTAGAAGTCAACAAGACCGAAGCCGCTTCTAAATCTTTATTCGTTGCCGGGTGGAGACCCTTCATAGGCTGGACGTGTGGGCTAGGGTTCTTAGGTAATTTTATTTTGATACCCTTGGGTAATTTTGGTCTTGCTGTTGCAGAAGTGAATATCGTCATACCCATGATTGACACTTCCCAAATGATGCCTGTGCTGATGGGTATGTTGGGATTAGGTGCTATGAGAACCGTGGAAAAGGTGCAAAAGGTCAGTAGAGAAAAATGATAGCGCCCGTAAACAAAACACCAAAGGCAAAAATTTATTTATCAAATTGGCTGGTGCCAAGAAAGATGGTTGCAATTAATATTGGCCCAATTAGTATTATAAAAAAAGATTGGTATGAAGCTGCCGGAGAAAATACTCGTCAATATATTGAACGGCATGAAAACATTCATTATATTCAGTTTTTACGTAATCCGTGGACGCACTACATTAGATATTTGTTCAATCCTAAATATCGTTTGATGTGTGAGATTGAAGCCTACGCACATAATGTTGTGCATGATAAAACCGCAAAGTCATGGGTAATAAAATTTCTATGTTCAGAGTACGGCCTTCCACATGGTTCTGGTTACAACGAAAAGAAAGTGGGCAAGCTGTTGACGGAAGAAGTGAAAAGAGTGTCGAAGATCAAGGAATTATGAAAACGTCAGAGAAAGGTATATATCTTATTAAGCACTTTGAAGGGTGTAAACTTAAAGCCTATAAATGTTCTGCAAAGGTGTGGACTATTGGTTGGGGTCACACCAGAGGTGTAAAAGAAGGAGATACTTGTACTCAGGAAGAAGCCGATCAGATGTTGGTGGAGGATCTTGAGGAGTTTGAGATTGCAGTTACCAATGCGGTAAAACCAGATGTTGCTTATGGCTCTGCTGGTAAATCACCATTGAACCAAAATCAGTTTGATGCTTTAGTTTCTTGGACATACAATCTTGGACCCACTAATTTACACGCCTCTACACTTTTAATCCGTCTGAACGAAGGTAAATTCGATGAAGCTCCCGATGAAATTAGACGTTGGAACCGTGCTGGTGGTAAGGTTGTTGCTGGTTTAGTTAGACGTAGAGAGGCAGAAGCATTATTATTTCAAGGTAAGGATTGGAAATAAGTGTTGTATTTATAAGATAGGATAAGATAAACTCCTATTTTATCTGGAAGTATAAGAATGGATGAGATATCAGTATCCGAAGCGGTGCTGCGTATTACGAAAGAACGAAGACAAGCAGTTATTGATTTGATGATTTATGGAAACGTCAAATCTATGGAGCACTACCGTGAGCTTATGGGCAACATAGAGGCCCTACATCACGTAGAACAGGAACTCAAGAGCCTGCTAGATAAACAGGAGCGTACCAATGACTGAACCACAGATAGATTTATCTGCTGCCCCTAACGCTAACTTTCAAATTAGTGCAGAGGAGCAAGATAAAAAATCTTTGAAAGATGTTTATGTAGATAAGCCTTTTTTAAATCCCGATAGCATTGACGCGAGTTTACTTGATAGACTTCCAACGCCAACCGGCTGGCGTATTTTAATCCTTCCTTATCGCGGGAAGGGCCAAACAGACAGTGGCATCTATTTACCTGATCAAATGGTAGAGCAGCAACAAGTTTCTACACAGGTTGGCTATGTTTTAAAAGTGGGTAGTTTGGCCTATAAAGATCCTGAAAAGTTCCCTGACGGTGCTTGGTGTCAAGCAAAAGATTGGGTTATGTTCGCTCGTTATTCCGGATCACGGTTTTCTATTGATGGGGGCGAAGTTAGAATTTTGAACGATGACGAAATTTTAGCAAAAATTTTGAGCCCCGAAGATGTTCTTCATTTTTAAAAAGGTGACGTATGAACAAAAATAACGTAGCAGAAGCAGAGGTTGAATTTGATGTTGGCGAGAATGTTGAAACGGAGGTTGTTGTTGGGGAAGAAGTGACTCCAGAAAAACCCGTTCAAGCTTCAGAAGATCAATTTGAAAAAGCAGACTCATCAACACAAAAAAGAATTAATCGTCTTACCAAAAAGATGCGAGAGGCGGAGCGTCGAGAAGCGGAAGCTCTTAACTATGCAAAACAAATTCAAGCAGAGTCTGCGCAGTTAAAAAGTAGAATAGATAGCTTAGATAGTCACTATGTGACCGAATATTCAAACCGGGTTACTACTCAAACAGAACAAGCAGAGGCTGCTTTGGCTCACGCTATGGAGGTTGGTGATACCAAAAAAGCGGTAGAAGCTCAAAAAGTTTTGACGCAGCTTACAATTCAAAATGACCGTGCGCAACAAGCCAAGTTACAACAGGATCGATATCGTCAGCAGGCAGAAGCGCAGGCCGCGCAGCAAGTCACGCAGCCCATGCCACAACAGGCTCCAGAACCAAAAAGGCCCGATCCTAAAGCGGAACAGTGGGCTGTCAAAAATGACTGGTTTGGGTCGGATGAAGCTATGACGTATGCAGCCTTTGGAGTTCACAAAAAATTGGTGGAGGACGAAGGGTTTGACCCGCAAACAGATGACTACTATAATGAGTTAGATCGGAGAATGGAAATAGAATTTCCGCACAAGTTTAACAAACAGAAGACCCGTCCCGTCCAAGCGGTGGCTTCTGCTAATAGAACTACAACTGGACGCAGTGGAAAACGACAGGTTAGACTCTCCCCTAGCCAAGTTGCAATAGCCAAAAAGTTGGGAGTGCCGCTTGAAGAATACGCGAAATACGTGAAGGAGTAACGGAATGAGTGAAGCAAACAAAGACATAGAAACACCCATAAACCGTAGTTCTCGCGCTAATACAACGAGGAGTAAAAAGGCCGTGCGTAAGCCTTGGGCTCCACCATCTATGTTAGAAGCACCACCTGCGCCTGATGGCTACAAGCATCGTTGGATCCGGTCGGAAACCCGTGGTTTTAATGATAGCAAGAACATCAGTGCAAAAATGAGGGAGGGTTGGGAGTTGGTACGGAAAGACGAGTATCCTGACTTTGAATCTCCAGTTGTTGATACAGGTAAATACGAAGGTGTTTTTGGGATCGGTGGATTGTTACTTGCAAGAATACCAGAAGAAACTGCGCAGGAACGTAATTCATATTACGCGGCAAGAGCCTCAGATCAAATGGAAGCAGTGGACTCGGATATGATGCGAGAGAATGCTCATTCGACTATGAAGATCAGTAATCCTGATCGACAAACTCGTGTAACCTTTGGCGGTCCACGGAAGTGATGACCGTTACAACTTATTAGGAGAAAGATACTATGGCGAATTCAAACACCGCCTTTGGTCTTCGTCCTGTTGGTTTAGTTGGAGCTAGTGTAAATTCTACTGGTGTTACAGAGTACGAAATTGCCTCTAATAACACGAATGCTATTTATCAGTTTGCGTTGGTTGTACCCACCTCGGCGGGTGTAATTGCGTATGCGGGTGCTACTTCTGGTGGAACTACTCAAGCTTTAGGCGTACTGATGGGAGTTGAATACCAAGACTCTGTCCAGAAAAAACCGGTCTTTATAAATTATTGGCCGGGATCGAACAGCGTAAGCGTTGACACAAATTTTCCTGTGAAAGCGTTTGTTGCTGACAATCCTATGCAGATCTTTAAAGTTGCTAGTGATGCCACTTTAACAGATCGTGCTACTGCACAAGCTGCGGTTTTTGCTAATGCCTCTTTGGGCACTTCTGCACGAACAGGCAGCGATAACACTGGCGTATCAAATTCAGCACTCAGTGTTAGCTCAATTGCTACAACCGCTACACTTCCACTGCGTATAATTGGAATTGCAAACGAAGCAGCTAATCGTGACTTCACGGCTGCGGGTATTCCGGTTCTTGTACGTATAAATGCGCACTTTAACGCGCCAACCAGCCGTTTTGACTCGCAGACCACCGCGACCTCAACGGGCATTTAAGGAGGGTTTAACTAATGGCTATTTCAAGAAGTCAATTAGCGAAGGAGCTCGAACCCGGACTTAATGCTTTGTTCGGTATGGAGTATGATCGGTACGAAAATGAACACGCTGAAATCTATGATGAAGAGTCTTCTGATCGTGCTTTTGAAGAAGAAGTAATGTTAGCAGGATTTGCAACAGCACCTGTCAAGAGCGAAGGGGGTACTATTAGTTTCGATGATGCACAAGAAACCTATACTGCCAGATACTCGCATCAGACTATTGCTTTAGCATTTTCAATTTCTGAGGAAGCTATTGAAGACAATTTGTATGACAGACTCGCGTCTCGTTATACTAAAGCTTTGGCTCGATCTATGGCAACCACTAAGCAAATCAAGGCCGCTGCGATTCTGAACAATGCGTTCTCTTCGTCAGATGGTAATGCGATTGGTGATGGTGCTGCTTTATGTTCAGCCTCGCACCCATCTTTATCTGGTAATCAAACTAACCTTTTGTCTACTGCGGCGGATCTTAATGAGACGTCACTGGAGCAAATGTTAATTGACATTGCTGGGTTTACAGACGAGCGTGGACTTAAAATTGCAGTGCGCGGTATGAAGCTGATAATTCCAAAAGAATTGCAGTTTATTGCAGAACGAGTTATGAATAGTAACTTACGTTCTGGTACTGCGGATAATGACGCAAACGCGATGAAGAATATGGGAATGTTGCCTGACGGCGCAGTTGTCAATCACTTCCTTACTGATTCTGATGCGTTCTTTATCAAAACTGATGCGCCTAACGGCTTCAAATATTTCAACCGTTCGCCCCTTAAAACGGCGATGGAAGGAGATTTTGACACTGGCAATATGCGCTTCAAAGCTCGTGAAAGGTACTCTTTCGGAGTATCTGATTGGCGTTCTGTTTTCGGAACCCCCGGAGCCTAATAGTGAAAAGGGGCTTCGGCCCCTTTTTCATTGACTTGATATTTATAGAATTGTAGTATTATTTTATTCCTGACAGTTACAAAGGGTGACTGACATTAGCCACGACAGGAGATAAACATGGCGAATACAACTTTCAACGGTCCGGTCCGTTCCGAAAACGGATTTAAGGTCGTATCAAAAAACAGCACGACGGGTGCTTTGACCGATGTTGCAGTTATTGCATCAACAGGTATTGTCACTAACAAGTTTGTAAAACACGTAGGGTTTGCCACAGGAGTTACGGTAAATACAACTGCTGGTGATAGCCCCTCGATTGGTGAATTTACACAACCAGCAAATACTATCATTACAGATATTAAAATATTTTGTGTAACTGCTCCCGTTATTGGAACAGGGGATATTGGTTACGAGGTTGGCACATCTAGTTCTGGTGCGGAAATTGTAGCTGCGGTAACAGATGAGATATTAGACGGTGGAACGACTGTTGTGGTGGGTAATGTTACAACCACAACTTTGGTCGCACAAACTCAAAGTGCTACTACCGCTCCTGCCTCTGTTCAATATACTTCCGCAGAAAGAACGATTT